AAAATTTTACCCCTAGTTGGCGTTCTATTGTAACCCGCCTTAGAAACCTCCATTTGAGAGGCTGAAGACACATAAAAGGGATCTCCTAAAAGATCAGGCTCAAAATCAGAGCTTTTCGGGGTAACCGCTGGGCCTTCTTTATTGAACTTATCCCAATAGTCTGATTTTTTTGTATACTTTCTCTTAGCCATTTAAGTATTATACACCTAAATGTCGGAAAGTTAACTTTAACTTTTCAAAAAGTTAATTTATAAACATTGGGACAAATGTGGACTGACTGTTATCATCCTTGTTGTTAATCATGTCAAAATACACTTGCATCATCCAATTACCCAAAATTAAACAAGAGTAGGAGTCTTTTCTTGCTTTGTCAGCCCCTCTTTGTTTTCTCAAGTTCATCGGTAGGTCAAAACTCTGTGTCCCCTGAGATGATGTTGTAACCTGAACTAAAGCACACTGGACTTTGATTAAATCCATGATGTCTTTCTGATGTTCGACAAAATCAATCATTTTTGAATTAGCGGCTACATTTTCATAGTTCCTTATAAATTTTATTTCTTTTATAGGGATGCTAGCCTTTCTTTGATTATGATAATCATCATCCATTGCAGCCCCAGCAAAGAAAATTCTTTTGTGGTCGAATGAAGCTTGCAATAACTCGTTGGCATAACGAATCCACTGTGAACTTGGTTTCCTTAGAAAAACAAACTTTCTTGTGTCTTTATTATATTGATTACGAAGCTTACGCAAACCCTTATCATACTCTTTGTGGTTATCCACATCTGCATCTATAACGCCCAGTTTTAAGTTTTGCGATTTAAATATATCGCTCTCATTGCACGAATTAACAAACTGAACTCCACCGTTATAGTCACCTACCACTGCCACAATATTAAAATGTTTTAAGACATAGGCCGCGTATTTTATATGATCTTTCAAGCTTGTCCCTGATATCGCATATCCATGAACCACGGTTCCTTTCTTGGTTTCTTTGTTTATTTTTATTACAAGCATAGCGAAATCGTCAGAAGATTCGCTCTCGGACCAAGAGGGATCTATCGCTAATATGTATTCGTCTCTAGGGTTACCCACAACCTCTACAGACTGACCCTCTCCATCTGGAATTGTGCAAGCCGCCATTTTACTGACTTTGAAGTATCCAGAACTATCATCTGTAAACACTGCGCCAAACTCTCTTTCAAACTGAGACTGACTCATTGTGGCTTTTGCCTGACTAACTAAATTTTGGTCATAAAGCTGCTCCGGGGCGCAATCATAACTAAAATGCATAATCACTCTATGCGCTCCATCTTGATCGTTCTTGCCAAGTATTAAAGATTCATATTGGTTGTATAATTTATAAAGATACTCAAACTTGTATGAGGCAGAAGATAATCCAATAATTTTATTATTAGGCCACTTGGTTCTTTCTTCTTCTTTTAGCTTACCTTGCTCGATCATCTGCGTCTCAAGATCATGGATCTCTTGTCTCTCTGTGGGGTTGTCAACAACAGACAGGAAAGGCATAATAACTTCATTCAAAACTTTTTCTGGCATAAGAAGAAGCTCATCAATAATCATTCTTTGAAAACGGAAACCCCTTAGCTTTTCACCATCACCTAAAGGCAGGGCGGTTATCTTGCTTCTGCCTATCTCCATAACCCACTCATCATTTTGTTTAGATACTCTGGTTATGCACTGAGCTAAAAAAGCAGCCTTCGGACTTTTAGATATCTCTTCCATTTTTTTGAAGATCATCTTAGACTGTCGGAAAGACTTGGAGATAATCCCAATGTGGACACCTTGGTTTAAAATAGCGTCTAATAGCGCGAAAACGCCCGTAGAGAAGCTTTTAGACATTCCACGGGACCAAATGCCCAAAAAGTAATCGGTCTCCATCATGGCCTTAATAGCCATGTGTTGAAACGGGAACAGTTTTATACCTGTTATTAGTTCTGCGGCGAACGAGGGGTTTTGCCGCAAAAACTTATAAAACAAAATCCTAGCCTCATCATCATCTAAAAATCCTTTCTTTTCGAGAATCTCTTGATTAATGTTAGGAAACCTGCTTCTAGACTCTTGCTCTCCTGTGTCCCAACTCATATTTTGTTAATAGTTTAGACCAAAAGTATTGCATATCGACCTCCCATATATTTCTCCCTAGAATCAATAATTTTGGGATCAGAAAGGAGCTATACTCCCTTGAGCCAGAAAACACGAATTGACAGCAGTCGGAATACTCATTTTGAAGCTCTCTCATGTTGTGGTAAACATAATCAAGCTTGAACTTTTTATAGCTTTTTTTATTGACCTTTTCCATGTCGTCAAAGTTTTCATCAATAACCACAAACATGTAACACCCCAGATCCCTGCACCTATCCAGCTCTTTTGCGAACCTCTTGTAATGGGCCGTCACCGTGGCACAGAAATCAGTAAAATTCTTTCGGTCTACAAAAGTATAATCATAAAGCTCTCCCTTGACCCCATAATCTCCAACATCTAATTTTTGTTTTTTGGAGTTCTTGAACACTAGTGGTTGTTGTTCTCTAGTATCAATCAATATTTGGACATTTGAGAAATCTCCATGAAACTCTTTCGGCAGTAGTTTATTTAAAAATGGTTTAACATCGCATTTTTCACACGCTTTCGTATAACTACCGAAATATTTTTTATATAAATCCACGGGTGGCAATCCAGCAGTAATAAGATCTAGATTACTAGGACCATGAGCAAGACTTTTTTTCTCTATGCGTTTTGATAGTATATGAATTATATACTCCCGCACCTCATCATCCGGGGAGTGTTCGCACCACTCGATAAGTTGATCGGGGTGCGTGAAGTCCTTTTCGAAGTAGCTCTTGTAGTTCTTGAAGGGCAGAAGCTCTCCAGTTAGCTTGTTACGCCTTTGAAAGTGTTTGACGTAGTAATCCCCCAGAAGCAAATCATGGCTCTTTATATGAGCGTGTAAGCTTCTAAGGGTGTTAAACTCTCTTCCGCATTCTTTACATTTAAATGACATCTTCTTGCCCTATACCTAAAATCCTAGCCTTCCACTCAGCCATTCCCTCAAGCCTTTCAGCTTCCTCTTTGATTGTTTCTTTTTGCATCTCAGCTATCCTTATCATATTATCTCTTTCTTCTTTTTCTTGAAATAATTGGACAATTGATAAAATAGAAGCATTCTCCTTTGTTCTCGCAGCCATCCTTGTAGCCCTGTCACCTTGAAGCTTTTTGGTAAGGTTTTCTATTCTGCTTTCACATTGATGATACTCAGAACTCTTAGCCTTAATAATTTCCGCTAACCGCACAGACATTTCCGTTTGGTCATCTGCCACATCAAACATATCGTTAAGCTTGTTCAGATGTTTACTGATAACCTCCAAGTTGATGATCTCCTTGCAGACATTGAGATACAAATTGATCTCATCTGCCGTTAAGTCAGGTTTGTCCCACGTTAGACGAGTGAACTCCTGCTCAAACAACTCCCTATCGCTTTTGTCTAAGTAGTTGTTAACGATTTTAATAAATCTAGAATTATTAAGATTAATGCCCAACTTTTCTACACAGATCTGGTATTGTCTATTTAGTTTTGAGTCGTCTAAGTTTAACCCAGTGGCATCATTGATTTTCTTAACAATCCGAGATGGAGATTTGGGTGGGGCGTAGTTATGAAGTGCCGCACCGTCTTGAGAAGGAATAAAGTCTGGATTGGTTTCTTGTATGTATTTCAAGACCGCCCTTTGCTCCACACTTAGGGGTTTGATGTCTCTAGAGAAGACTAACTCCGCTATTCTCACAGATGACAAACCCATCTGAGCTTGCTGTATAATGAATTGCTTTTGAGAGTCCGTAAATTCTATCTTTTTTTTCTTGGCTCTCTTGGTTGTCTTGAAATTTATGCCCTGTTCTATCAAAAAAGCTCTGACTAACCTTCCCTGCTTAGACCTCCCATCCAAAGAATCGTCATCAAAACATCTTTTTGTAAGATGATTGAGGTCAGTTGTGCTTTTAGACTCTTCTTTTAAAAAATCCTCTTGTTCAGAAGTCAGTTTCATCAATTATTATATCAAATTCTTGGATTATTTCGGCGGCTCTTTGCATAAAAAGCTTTTTTAAGTTCTTGACCTGTCTGTAACCTGCTTTTCTTTTCTTTTCATTTGTCTTGTAACCCATAAACTTGGCAACGTCCTCCTCAGAGCATTTGTCAAAAAACAACATGCAGTAAGCTTTGTAGTGGATTTCACTCAAAGAGGACTCCATGTGCTTGTTAAGCTTTCTTAGCGAGTTCTCGTAGGAAAAGTCTTGTTGAGGCTTAGATGATATCTCATGGTCGTGATGCTCTGTCGAAACTGGGATCTTTAATGAAAACGCGCTTTTCTTACGCTGTTCCCAATTCTTATAGTCCTTACATTCAGAGTTTTGTGTTTTTGACCTAGTTAACGAGCATCCAGTGTCATCTAATGCGTGTTGGCAACCCACACACGGCTTTACATAGTTGCCGTAGTGATTTCTTATAAGGTTTTTAATTTGGTTGGATATTATTGTGGACAACCAAGGCTCAAGTGGGCGCTTCTGATCCCACATATGCCACTTCTTGTATATGTGGAGCTTTATAATTTGGCGAACGTCTTCAAAGTCGAACCAGTTGATAGAATCGAGTCGCCACCTAGACTGCTGCTTGCTGATGGCGATATCAATTATGTCTATGCACTCTTCAAAGCTTTTACCGCCTTTTCTTTTCATCAATAAAGTCATTTACATCTTTACTGCGTCTGCGGCTCTGCTTTGGTTCGTCGTTCTCGCCAAACAAAGACCCGAAGGTGAACGTGTTGTTTTTACCTTCGGCTTGAATATCTACTTTTAATTCACTAATGTCAGGCAACTCATCAACAGATGTTTCATCATCTTTTAAATTCTCATCACTAATTTCATTCCTTCTAATTTTTATCGGGACAGATGCTTGAGACACAGAATCTGTTGGACTGCCGCACTTAGAACAAAAATTTGGCTTAGAATGATTATACTCTATCTTGTGACCACACTGTGTGCAAAAGACATGGTTCATATATAAAATATAGGGCCGCGAGTATTTTTTTCTAATTAATTTATTTTATATCCAGCCTCTTTATGATGAATTTTAGAATTTCACTCCTAACAATATCTCTAGTTGTAAAGGAAAATGTGTGGATGCCCATTTCTTTTGATTCATCATCATCGAAGATGTCAAAAAACTCTTTAAATCCTGTTTTTCCGTTAATGTCGCTCTGCATGAAGTCGCCACCTATGATTATTTTAGTATTTTCTCCTATTCTTGTAGTCAAGGTAGTCAACTCCTTCTTTGTGAAGTTCTGCGCCTCATCAGCAAAGATTAATTTATCTCTCCAACTTGCACCTCGCAGAAAGTTTACTGGCACAGCAGAGATCTTTTCTTTGTTTTTTAAATAGATCATATCCCCTTCATATAAGATTTCCTCCATCTTATCGTAAAGAGGCATCAAAAACGGATCAAACTTTTCAGCAATGTCTCCCGGCAAACTGCCCAAACCTTTATCCGCACTCTCTGCGATGCTCCTAATGTAAATAAGGTCTTTGTTGAAGTCTTGCTGCATAAGCTGCAACAGCGCATACACACCCATGTAGGTCTTAGAACTACCTGCTGGCCCAGATACAAATATAATTTTTGTTTCGGGGTCTAGTGCTGTTTTTAAAAATCGCTGCTGTTTTGCCGTAAATTTAAATTCTCGGTGCTTAAACTTAATGGATCGTTCAAATGGTGCTGTAAGCTCCAATGAACCCTTCGATTCAGATTTCTTGCGAGCCATGATATTTACTTATATTACACAATAACCTCTTTGATTGTCGCATTTGATACCAAAGTTTCTCCACCCTGCATCCCATAATTTTCAGAAGTCACCCTAGATCCAGCCCCCATCGCTAAATTTAACACACCCGCACCACCAAAACCGCCAGCAAATGGATTTATAGCCTGACCAGCAATATCTGTCAGTGAAACCTTCAACTCTGAGGCCAGCTTATTACCACTATGATCAATAAGTCTTTCTAAGCCTGTTGATTCTATCCTCATCTCACTGTCCACAGCATTCACAAAGAATTCCGATGCCCTCTGGCTTCCTAACTTGTATACTGGTTTTCTTGAATAATTTTTACTAAATGATATACTCGATAATACGTTGTCACTCACAACTTGATCTGCATTCGTTACACTCACCGTGTGACCGTATACCAACTTGTTGCTGTCTAGAAGATTCTCTAGTTTTGAATCAGGTAGGGAATAATCACCACTTATAGTATGGTTTCTCGGAGGATCAAAAGATGTCATCTTTACATCTATGGTAACTGGCTCAAATGGCCGCACATTAACGCTATAGCTATCCAAAAAACACTTCCCAAATAAATTATCACCCACTTGGACAGGGAAAAAGTTCGTGCCAGTAGCGCCACCCAATCTATGATCAAGCAAAAACGCATAAGTTTGCTCGCTTGCGTGTGGCAAGCTAGTATGTGCAAGAATAGTAAAAGAAAGGCCAACCTCAGACGCACCCCCAAACAAAAACTGATCGTCAGAATTTATAGCTTGCCCCAATAACCTCTTCGGGCTGATCTGCGTCGGATAATCAACAGATACATTAGAAGCAACTATAGCGGCCCCCGTTTCTTCTACAGCATCGACAATTGTTGCTTCGTTCTGCTGACCAATATAAATTGGTAAATTATTATAGGTCATTTGTTATTATTACACTAACATATGGGAAATCAACGGTGAGAGATTGAAAAAAGACTCCCCCCCGCGATATCTGACAGTTAACATTTCTTAGTTTTTCAGAAATGGGGGGGGTTGTTTGTCAAGTAAATAATTAAGAAAAAAAACTGTTAAAAATGCATCTTTTGTCTTGCGATTAGCTCAGACTCTGCTATACTACAGGCATGACAGTTAAGCAAAGCATCTGCAACGGTAGCGAGGTAGTGTTCGATGGTAA